GAGTACGGAAACATTCACGAAATAAAAGGAATTACTAGAGATAATTGCGTATTCGACACAAGCGTTTATCCTTTTAGGTATAGCCAAGAACCAAGGGATACTCAAATAAGATTATCATACACAGCAGTGACAAGAGCTCGTTATGATCTTTTTATTATTCAATCAAGTCTTGGAGCAACACTAGGAGGTGTTAAATGAAAAACGTTTATAAAAAACAAATTGGAGGATCGCACTATCAATCGATGGTCATTCAGCCAAGTGAGTTTATAAATAAGAACAACTTGCCCTTTGCGGAAGGCAATGCTATAAAGTATTTGTGCAGACACAAACAGAAAGGGCAAAAGCAAGATCTAGAAAAAGCAATTCATTATTGTCAAATGGCTATCGAAAGAGATTATCCAGAGGATACTACTCTTCCATTACCACAAGGATTTGCATTTAAAAAAGATGTGTAGAGTACCAGAACTTATAGAATTAGATTTAAAGGATGTTGACGTAGTAGCAGTTGACTTAGAAACTTACGATCCTGATTTAAAGAAGAGAGGTTCAGGAGCTGTAACAGGAAAAGGTTTTGTTTGTGGAATAGCAATAGCCACATCAAAACAAACTTTTTATTTTCCTATACGACATGCACGTACAAGTAATCATGATCCCTCTCACACTTGGAAAATTTTAAATAAAAAATTATTTCAGAACCCTAATATTAAAAAAGTATTTCATAATGCGATGTACGATGTGTGTTGGATTCGTGCAGAAACAGGGCTCATGCCTCAAGGACTATTACTAGATACTATGATAGCAGCTTCAGTGATTGACGAAAATAGAATGAGATATTCTTTAGATGCAATAAGTAAAGATTATTTAAAAGATTCTAAATATAAATATGATCTTCAAGAAAAATCTGGAATCAAAGATCCATTAAGTAGGATGAATGAATTATCTTATGAAGTGGTTAAAGATTATGCAGAGCAAGACGTTAACTTAACTTTAAAATTATGGCAAAAGTTTGAAGATCTATTACAAAAACCTTACCACACTAATACAGAGGGAGATAAAAAAACATTAAAAAGAATATTTGATTTAGAAACAAAATTATTTCCTTGCCTAGTTGATATGAAATTTAAAGGAGTGAGGATTGATGTTGAAAAAGCAAACATACTAGGAAACAGATTAGAAAAAAGAAAGAATAATTTAATTGCTATAATTAAAAAAAGAACAGGAGTACAAGTAAATATTTGGGCAGCTGCATCAATAAAAAAATTATTACAAAATAGAAAAATTACTAACTACAAAAAGACTCCTAAGTCTGAAATGCCAAGTCTTCCAAAGAATTATTTAAAAACACATTCTGATCGTTATTTAAGAATGATTGCCAAGGCAAGAGAATGTGATAAAGCCCAACACGCTTTTGTTGAGGGTTTATTAAGTTATGTACATAATGGAAGAATACACGCAGATATTAATCAAATAAGATCAGATCAAGGAGGCACGATAACAGGAAGATTTTCAATGTCGAATCCTAACTTACAACAAATACCAGCAAGAGGGTATATTGGTAAAAAAATGAGAGAACTTTTTATTCCTGAAGAAAATTGTACGTGGGGGTCTTTCGATTATTCTCAACAAGAGCCGCGTATTGTAGTGCATTATGCAGTTAAATTAAACAAAAAAGGATATTTATTTGCTAGTGGAATAGAGGAGGTAGCACAATCATATAAAGATGATCCCAAAGCAGATTTTCACAATGTGGTAGCAAAATTAGCTAAAATAGAAAGATATCAAGCTAAAACCATTAATCTAGGATTATTTTATGGAATGGGAAAAGGAAAACTTCAAAAAGAATTAGGTATTAGTTCAGACAAAGCTAGAGAAATTTTTAAAAAATACCACGACACTGTCCCTTTTGTTAGAAAATTATCTAAAACAGTTCAAAAATATGCAGAGGATAATAAACTTCTTTATACTTTAGGTGATAGGTTTTGTAGATTTGATAGATGGGAACGAAGTGACAAACAATGGAATGCAGAAAAAGGAAGATTTGAAGTTGTTGAAGTAGTAAACGATAAAGAAGAGTTAGTTCAAGCTAAAGCTTATACAGAAGAAGAAGCGAAAATTAAATACAAAGCAACTCGCCACGACCAAGGCGAAAACTTTTTAGACCCTAAGTGTAAAAACTTTGAAAATTTTTGGCAGCCAGCCTTTACCTACAAAGCATTAAATAAATTAGTTCAAGGAGGAGCAGCGGACATGACTAAGACTGCTATGGTAAAACTATATGAGAAGGGTTTTCTTCCTCATGTTTCTATTCATGATGAATTATGTTTTTCTATTAAAACTCCAGCTGAAGCCGAGACAATAAAAGACACTATGGAAAAGGCAATTAAACTTGAAGTGCCTAACAAAGTAGATTATGAATCAGGTTTAAGTTGGGGAAATATTAAATGAGGATTTACAATGGCTTACTTAAATGCAAACATACCTGTTATTTATGCACAAATCAAAAGAGAATATTTATATGATCTTAAAAAACATCAAGGCGAAGTTGAAGATTGTATTATCTTTGGTGTGTCATCTATTACAGGTCGTGCGCTCTTGTTCCATGCTATTATGGAAAACGGTGCTATCTTCTACCGTTTGCCAATCTCTGCGTTCATTCAAAGAGGTTTTAAACCAGAAGAAGTTCCTAGGCGTAGACTTGATGAGCTACAGCTTTGGAATTGTTTCAGTTATTATCCTTCTGTTGTTTCTTGGGATATCATAGACGGACAATCCGGTAAATACATAGGAAAAGACAAACAATGGCATAAAGGTGCTTACCTTTTTACAATTGACTTTGCTCATCCAGAGAGTAATATACTCGACACTGATCATTCAGAGATCCCGCACGAACATAAGTGCGCTCATATCATGGCCCTAAACGATGGGAACTATGCAGCACAACCTAACAATAGATGTATATGGGACATTCCTTCTTTTACAGTTAAAGAAGGTGTACCTGATTGGAAAGTGCAAACTTCTGAATGGAATGTAGAAAATACAAGTAAGTGGAAGACGGAAGATACGGACAACTTCTTCTACGAAATTGAGGAGAAAAAAAATGATGATAAAAATTAAAAGATTCTTTAGAAAAATTTCTAATTGGATCGTAGAACAATATAGTAAATTTAATAAGTAGTTATGACGGAAAAAAGTTGTAAAAAATGTGGGCATCTATGTCATTGCATGGAAGCTGATCACGATGGCTGTAAATGCGAAGAGTGTAGATGTAGTCCAGCAGAACCCAAAGGAGTTGTAGTTGATGACACCGAAGAATGTGAGATGTGTCAATAATGAATTATAAAAATGAAATACAACACGTTAAAAATTTTAGTGCAAAGAGCGCGGGCAAGAGAAATAGAGGCAACAAGAAAAACTAAACTTATGAATTATTTAATAGTAGCCTTATGTTTAATTATTATTTTTGCCGGAGTTACAGGATGTGTAGGGTTCAATGGCTAAAAAAGTTAAACAAAGTAAATTTGAGTGGCTTAAAAAAAATATTGTAATTGTTCCAGTTGTGGCTGCGATTATAGCCGGAACTTTTACGTCGATTCGTTACGTTTTAAATTTAACAGATACGATTGAAGCAAATAAATTAACACTTACAGAAATTCACAGAGATATTAACGATCTTAAAGAAAAAGTAACAGGAATACAAACAAGACTATCCGCTGCTGAAGCTACATGGGAGATGGCAGAAAACTTATATAGACAATTAGCAGACCAAGTAAGGGAGCATGCATATGATATTAAAGATCTTAATCGTTAGTGCTTTATTCTTTCTGTTTTCTACAACAGCACAGGCACGTAACGAGTATTTACAAAACGGAACAAACACGTGTGCTCAGGGTGAGTTTTCAGTTTCTGTTGAACAAAGAGATGATCAGTATAACTATAATCATTATAGTCCTAGTAATAATTATGAAGGAACTGATGATGATAGAATGTTAAGATTTACATACAGAAAATACCTGGGTTCGGCATGCACAGATGAATTTGTAGAAGAACAAGAAAAACAAATGAAGATTAAAACTCAATTAGAAGTTATCAAAGAGTGTAAAAGGGTACCTAGAATTAACCCTCCACCACCAGAATTTGCAGAGTTAATTAATATGTGTATGAAAGTGGGTGTAATGTCAGCGTCTAGTTTTACTGGGGACAGGGATTTTGACCCTAAAGTAAGCTACTGGACTGTACTTAAAAAGCAGTATTTAAAAGACAATCCAGATGTGATAATAATGAAAGACCCGAGATTAAAAAATGCCAAATAAACCTTTAAAAATATCTGAAGAAGCGGCAGTACAAATGCCTATGAAGACGGTTGCCTCTTTAATTATGATGGTTGCGATCGGAACCTGGGCTTACTTTGGTATTAATGAGAAGCTTAACCAGCACTCAACACAATTAGAATTAATGGAAAAAGATTTAGAAGCTAATTCTGAATTTAGAATCAAATACCCTCGGGGACAATTAGGTAAATCTTCTGGGGAAGCAGAGCTTTACATGTTAGTAGAAGATCTTTATAAATCTGTGGATAGATTAAACAAAGCTATTGAAGATGGTATGCACAATAAAGTTAATATAGAATTTTTACAGAAACAAATGAACAAAGTTTTAATTGACATTGAAAAACTTAAAGACAGACAAAGAACCTTTGCTAATGGAAATCACCAATGATTGAAACTGTAGTTGCATTATTGATGTTTATTAACGGAGAGATTAAAGAACATAGAATACAGGAAAATATGGCAACATGCTTACGTGGTAAGAGAGTTGCAGAGAGAGATTATAATCCAAGCGTAAGCTACAAGTGTATTAAATCTAAAGCAGAAACGGAGATATACCTTGGTCA